TTTAAAGAGTCTGTTGAATCAGAGGAAAGCGACAACTCAGATAACCTTGATGAAGTTTTAAATATGCAGCAACGTCTTGCTCGTAGTAGAATGTTTAAAAGACACGCCAAGAGAAATGCTAGAAAAAGAGAAAAAAAATTACGCCGCAAAGCAACCCAAGGGGATTTGTTGAAAAGGGCAGAAAAAGCAGCAAAGAAAGTTCTCATCAAAAAGTTTACAAAGGGTGCTGATAAACAAGATCAAAGTACAGCGCGTAAAATTGAAATTGAAAAAAGAATTGCTAAAATGCAGCCTAGAATTAAAGCAATGGCAAAGAAAATGTTGCCTGTTGTTAGGCAGAGAGAAAAAGAAAGATTTGGAAAAGTAGGTAAAACCTCTCCAGATGCGGGGGCTGAGAAACGTGACAGTTAATTTTACATCATTTAAACAGTATCTAGTAGAAGAAGAAAAGACAGTATATTTTACTTTCGGTAGAATGAATCCACCTACTGCTGGTCATGGTCTCATACTCAATGCTCTTAGTAAAAAAGCAAATCGTAATCCTTATAGAGTTTACGTTTCTCAAACTAATGATGAGAACAAAAATCCATTATCATACAACGAAAAAGTTAAATATTTGCGTAAGATGTTTCCAAAGCAATCTCGCAGTATTATGATGAATACATCAGTGAAGGATGCATGGAGTGCGGCAAGCACAATGCACGATGAAGGTTTTCAAAATCTTGTTATGGTGGTGGGTAGTGATAGGGTAGATGAGTTTGATACACGCCTTAAAAGGTATAATGGCATTAAAGGAAAGCATGGCTTCTATAATTTTAAAACAATAAGTGTTGTTAGTGCTGGGCAGCGTGATCCAGATTCTGAAGGTGTTCAAGGTGCTTCTGGAACTAAACAACGCGCAGCGGCAAAAGACAATGATTTTGTATCTTTTGCACAAGGTCTACCTACAACCATGTCGGACAAAGATGCAAAAGAATTGTTTAATGCAGTAAGAAAAGGTATGGGCCTTAAAGAAGCGAATGAGTTTCATAATCATGTCAAACTGGAAAGTGTGTCTGATATAAGAGAACAGTTTGTTGAGGGTAATATCTTTAATGTTGGTGATATGGTTATGATTACCGACATTCAAGAGCAAGCGATTATTCAAGTACGAGGTTCAAATTATTTGATTCTTGAAAAGGAAGATGGTACAACAACTCGTAAGTGGATTACTTCTATTGAACCCATTGAAGAAAGAGTGAATGAACTTGGAACTAATTCTTATCGCAAGGAAGCGGAAAAAACTTATATTCCTAGTAAGAAAAAAGTAAAAGAAGTAGCCCAAGACTCAGATATCAAAGATAAAGAGGGTACTCAACCAGCAAAGTATTATGCTGGTGATATGTCAAAATCCACAAAAAGTAAAAGAGATGCACATTTCAAAAAAGGTGCAGAGAAAGACGATAACGATAATAGCGCATACAAACCAGCACCTGGGGATGCCGATGCAAAAACTGAACCTTCTAAACATACAAAAAAATTCAAGCAGATGTATGATGAGGACTGTTGGGATGGTTACAAGCAAGTTGGAATGAAAAAGAAAAAAGGTAAAAATGTTCCAAATTGTGTACCAGAAGATGTGAATGAGAATACTAAAGGTCTCAAAAACAAAGCAGAAAAATCTGGAATGCCAGTAGGTATTTTAAGAAAAGTTTATAATAGAGGTGTGGCAGCATGGCGCACAGGACATAGACCAGGAACGACTCCGCAACAATGGGGTATGGCAAGAGTAAATTCATTTGTAACTAAGTCAAGTGGTACTTGGGGCAAAGCAGACTCAGACTTAGCAGCAAAAGTAAAGGGCAAATAAGATGAAGAATATTTTTCAATTTATAAAAGAAAACGAAACTAGAAATGAAGATGACGTAACTCAAGAGGAATTTCTTGAGGCACTTTTAGAAATAGAAGAAGAACTTGATGAGTTTGAACTTGATGAGGCTACAGATTTCAAATCAACATTTGATGATCTGAAAAAAGGCGACACAGTAAAAATAAAATACGGTTCTTCAATTTCAAAACAGCAAGAGGGAACATTTAAAGTAACATTTAAATCTATTGTTGGTAAATCTAAAGTTGGAAAAATTACTTTGGTTAAACAAGGCGAAGGTGCAGCAAAAGTAAAACATTACCTCTATGATAGAGATGGTAAAGTATCAATGGCAATGGGTGATATGGGAGCAAACATGACTAGATTGGTAAAAGAATCTCTTGATGAAAAAGCACCTAAAATTGATCTTGACAAATATGCAGCGCATATGAATAGAAATAAGAAGGCTGTTAAAAAAACATCTGCCTCACAAGATTACATTAAAGATGTACAAAAAAGATCAAATAAAATGGGAGAAGCAATCTCTATGAAAAATAGTAATAACCAATACTATTATCAAGACCCTAAAGGAGTTGTTCAAGCAGTAGGCAGTAAAGATGCTATGCGTAAGATGAATGTCAAGCAAGCAAAAGATGGTAATAAAGGTGGTTCTTTCAGTATGAATCTTAAAAAGTATAAGGTTGGTGACCAAATTAAAGAATCTGCTGAACTTAACGAATTAAGTGCTGAAGAAAAGAAACTTATTAACACCATGTATGATAAAAAGGGTAATCTTACACCTATGGGAAAAAAGGTTATGGATCACGGCAAGAAAAATGCTGTAAAAGAATCTGTTGAACTTGATGAGGCATCCGAAGAAGGTAAAATTCGTGTCATTGATCTGTCGGATGCTCATCCTGACAATAGAATGGGAGCAAAAGAAAAATCTGGATATCAAGTGCAACGTATGACCAAAGGTAAATTTGTAAATCAAGGAAAGCCATATAAGAAATATGCTGATGCAAAAAAAGTGCAGCAAGGTACTGGTCAACATTCTATGCAGTTTGAAGAAAAATCTGGTACAGGATATGAATTGTATCATAAGGATTTCTCAGGTGCGATGGGACATGCATATGCTCATGCAAAGAAAAAATTCAATATTACTGTTGATTCAGATGAGATTGATGATAAAGTTGCTATGGGTCCAAGAAAACCTGGAAATGGTAAAACAAATACATATCGTTTGAAAGGTGATAAGGGTAATATTCAAGTACAAGTCTACAATAGAGGTGGCTCAAAACCATTTGAATTGAATATGTATAAAGAATCTGTTGATCTTGATAAGGCCGTTGTGCTTGATGAGGCAAGTCTAATACCTCAACTACAAACTATTGTAAAAGACAAACAACATGCAAAAATAAAGGGTATGATTGTTGATACTTTTACTGCTTCTATGATCACACAAATTTATAGTAAAGTTAATGATGCTAATAAAGCAAAAATGGACAAACTTCCATTAGAAAAATTAGTAAATATTGCTCATAAAATGATGAAAAAGTGATGATTAGTTTTAGTTACTTTTGCGAAGAAAAAAGCAATAAAAAATTAAATGATCCTTTCAGACTACCAACTGGTTCTAAAAAGAAGTTTGGAGTGTATGTAAAAAACGACAAAGGTAATGTTGTTAAGGTTACTTTTGGTGACCCGAATATGGAAATTAAACGAGATGATCCTAAACGCAGAGCGGCATTTAGGGCAAGGCATGGGTGTGATAAAGACCCTGGGCCGAAATGGAAAGCCAAATACTGGTCATGTTATCAATGGCGTGGAAGTGCCAAAGTGGACAATTAAAAAATATATAAATAACAACAATAATAATAGGAATGTCTACTATGGCAATAGATACAACAACAGATAAGAGACTAGATAGGATAGAAGTAAAGATTGATACTTTGACTGATGCTCTTGTTACCATAGCAAGATTTGAAGAAAAGATGGATGCATATGCAAAATACCGTGATGATTCATGGGCGAGAATGAATAAGTTCTCAGAGAAATTAGATTGTATAGAAAAAAAAGTGGATGAAAATCACCACACTGTACAAATAATAAACAAACTATTTTGGGCGGCAATTGTTGCCGCCGCCAGTGCAATAGCAGCGCAGATTTGGATGTAAGGAGAAAACACCAATGGACCCGAATAATGAAGTAAACCAAAATATTGCCAGCGCATACTTAGAGATGTTAGCACTGGAAGAGAAGAAAAAAACTGAAGGACTTGATGCAGTAAATAAAGATGCTGTTAAAAAGAAGTTCAAAGATCGTAAAGATAAAGACATTGACAATGATGGTGATGAGGATGAATCTGATGAATATCTTCACAATCGTCGCAAAACCGTAAGTAAAGAGATTGACAAAGATGGTGACGTAGATCAAGATAAACCAAAGGTAACTTCTTCAGACGCTGATTCTGAAAAAGATAATGATGATGATCGTGACGAAAAAGGTTCAGTTCTTAAAAAAGATAATGATAAGAAAAAAACTGCTGAACAAACAAAAGAATCTCTTGAACCTGATGAAAGTGGAATGACTTCTGCTCAAAAGAAAAAGTTTGATAAGTTATACAAGCAAATGCTTAATGGTCCTGAGCATAAGAAGATTATGTCAAAGGCTGTTAATAAGATTAAAGGAGATGGTCAGTTTCACGCTTTGGTTAAGAAAACTGCAATGGAATCTGTTGATGAAGAAAATCTCAAAGAGTTGGGATTAGAAATACTTGATAAAATGTCTGAAGCAAAAAAGGTTATGGATCACGACAAGGAAAATGCTGATCGTAAAAAGGCAGTCAAAGTATACAAAGACATTCGGAAGGGTAAGTATCCTGGCGTAAAATTTGCGAAAGAATCTGTTGAACTTGATGAGTTTGAACTTGACGAGAGTTTAAAAAAACATATGTCTCCTTATGATGCAAAGGAATTCTTAAAAAAACACAATGCACACAATAAAGACTTTCATGGATTGCCTTCATCAGTGGCAAGCGCAATGCACGATAAGGCTAAAGAATTAAAATATAAGAAAAGTAGGACATCAACAGGTTCTACAGGTAGAATGTTCCATGCGGCACTACAAAAACATGCTGATAGTTATAAGGGTGCAAGGGAATCTGTTGAACCCAGCCTTCTTATGAAGCGTATTCTTGATGAAAAAAGAGTAGGTGACGCTGAACAGAATATTGATACTTGGGATAAGCAAGTTTCTAATCGCAGAGCGGATGATGTTCTTGATACAGAAATGACTGAAAAAGAATTTATGGATATGCATAATATTGATACTCCAGAATTTGTTGATGGTCCGAAAGTTGCCAATAAAACTATGGATGCTATAAAAAATAGTGTTAAGTCAAAATCTGCAACAAGAAATAATGATAGCACTATTGGTGAGTCTGCTGAACTTGATAAAGATGAAAATGACATGTATGAGGCAATGACACCAATGCAAAGAGCATTGGCTAAAGTCAAGGCGCAACCAAAAGATAAAGTGTCTGTGAAGAAAGCACCTTGGGACAAAGACGATGTGAAAAAAGAGTCTGTTGATCTTGGAGAGAATAATTGGAAAAAATTAAATGATACCTCTAATTATTTTAAAATGCTTGCTTTAGATGGTATGGGTACAGAGACTAATAAATCGATTTCTAAAGTCGGAACTGAACTTGAGTATTTAGATACCAAGAGCGGCAAAAAGCATAAGGGAGTAATTACCAAAATTGATGGCAAAGGCTATGAGGTAATTAAAGTTGATAATCTTGAGGCCGCGCTAAAATTAATTTCAGCGAAGAAAGAAAGATTTACTTTCTACAACATGGATAAAGCAGATAAAATTATTGGTATTGATAAAGATGATCGGTCTAAATAAGATCGCATAAAACATAATGAAAATATTTGATGAAGTAAATGAATAAACCACCATCAGAACGGGGAAAATGACATGAATGAGGGAATGACACCAATGCAAAGAGCATTGGCTAAAGTTAAGGCGCAATCAAAAGATAAAGAGTCTGTTGAACTTGATGATCTTGAGAATGTAAATGAAGCGTTTGGTGGTTTTGCTGTTGCAATATCCTCGCGAAAAGCCACTAGGGATGAATGGTATGTCTCGGTTAGTCGTACAATGAAAAAATTAGAAGATGATTTAAAAGATAGAAAAAAAATGTTGGGTTATGCCAAGACGGACTTTGAGAAAGACGAGGCAGAGGCGATAATAAAAGGTCACCTTAATCCTTCTCTTAAAGCAATTGATGATTTTAGAAATAAATTGGCAGGTGTGGCGAAAGCATACGACAAGGCATTTTATGATGCTAGTAATGTTGATTCTGCGATAAGACACGCTGATGCAGCGATGAGGGCATATGACCGAAATAAAAATAGTAAGTCTACATCAAAATCACTCGCAAAATGGATGAAAGATGGCAAACCAGATCGATCTGGTCAGGTAAGAAGTTTTTAAAAATAAGATTGCATAAAACATAATGAAAATATTTGATGAAGTAAATGAAGATAACCTTATTATTTTTGCGGCGAGGCATTATTACAACCCAAAGTGTATTGATGTTGAAGAATTTTATGAAGATTTAAATAGGGTAAAATATGTAAAGAGATTGGTGAACAGATATACTGGAAATGAAGATAAAAAATTATCTGTTCGCCTAATCTTGAATCATATAGTCGTGATATTCAATGTCTTTGGTGTGGAAGCATCAATAAAAATATTGAAATTAAAACTAAAAGATGAACATTGGTCAATAATCAAACCTTTTCTCATCTTTTTAAAATATATAGAATATGATGATTTTATAGGAATTGATATGGACGCAAGAGTAGTAGAAGAATTAAGGAAGATATAAACTATGGGAATGATTGCAAGAGCAGGTGACCTATTATATACATTTAGATTTTTAACTCTTTTGGTTACACCTTTTGAGAGAACAAATGCTTATAAGTTTGGAATTATAGACAAAAGTGGAAAAAGACTCAAGGAAAAAGAAGTTACCACAAGTCAAGAAAAAGGTGCGTACACACATTTTCATCGTATGGTTTTTAATATAAAAAAATTACTTGGGAAGTTTCCTGGTGGTAAGACTACAATTGCATCCTATGCGGCTGCACTTTATTTAATAAAAGAAAAATTAGAACTAAGTGATAAGTCAATAAAACAAATAGTAGAGAAGTGTGGTCACACGACTGATATGTTCCTAGCAGAAGAAAACACATGGTTTATGTTAGAGAATAATATTCTTGCAAGTGGTGTTTATAGAATAAAATATGATAAAGTTGTTAATAGCACTATAGAAGAAGTTGTGAGAGCAAAAGATCAAATAAGAGTATCACATGATTGTAATCCTGTGGGTGATATATTCGGACTTCATATATATGAAGCAACTCATTTAAAAACAAACCAAAAAATATACGTTTCAGCAGAGGAATTAATGTAATGAGAAGTTTTAAAAATTATCTATCAGAGGGACTTAATGATCCGGGAATTTTCAAAGCAGTTTTTCTTGCTGGTGGGCCAGGTTCAGGAAAATCATTTATTGCAACGTCAAATAGTAAAGGTCATTTAGGACTATTGGCAATGGGATTGAGAGTGTCAAATATTGATTCTGCATATGAAAACTTACTAAAAAAAGCAGGTATGTCCACTTCACCAGAAGATATTTGGTCCGATAAAGGTCAAGAACTTAGACTAAGAGCATTAGAACTTACAAATAAACAGAAAGAAATATATATTAGAGGTAGGTTAGGTGTTATTATTGATGGTACTGGTCAAGATTATGATAGAATTATCGGTCCAAAAAAACAGTTTGATACATTAGGCTATGATACAGCAATGGTTTTTGTAAATACAAATCTTGAGACTGCAATACAAAGAGATAAAGATAGAGATAGAACTATTGGTGTGGAAAATGTAACAAAGATGTGGCAAAAGGTTCAAGATAACTTAGGTAAATATCAAAGTGTCTTTAAAAACAATTTCATTATTGTTGATAATTCTGAAGGAAAAGATTGGAAACGTGATGCTCAAAGAGGATTTAAAGATTTAGCAAAGTGGGCTAAAAAGCCTGTTTCTAATACTATTGGTAAAAACTGGTTAAAGATGGCCGCTGCTGAAAAAGGTGCGCCAGCGCAACCAAGGAGAAGTGGATGACAAAGAATAAAATTACAGAGGAAATTGCAGCAAACAATAC